TGAACTTGATATCTTTAAGCGAGAGCTTGAAACGACAATTTTGGAAGCACAAGAAAAGGTTAAGCTCATTAAGAGCGAAATCGAATCCAGATATCTTGAAAGGGCTCAAGATAAACTGCGTCAAGAAGGCAAAGACTTTGGCAGCACCACTATTAATGACAATGGATACAAGGTTAAAGTCAATATTAAAAAGCGTATAGAATGGGAGCCTGGTATGCTCATCAAAGTGCTTAACAGCATGGATGAAGATACTGCGCGTCACTATGCACAAATCAAATACACTATCCCCGAAGCTAAATATAACGCGGCTCCGCCAGACATTAAAGGCGCTCTGAGCGAGGCTCGCACTGTATTCCTGCAAGGTGTAAGTGTGGATTTAGAGAGGGATGATGATGCTTAATATCATTACAGCAGAGCAAAGGCTCAAAGAAAAGAAGGGCCACAAGATGGTTATTTGTGGTCAATCAGGGGTGGGCAAGACTTCTCTTGCTCGTACCCTAGACCCATCCAAGACATTGTTTATGGACTTGGAAGCGGGGGATGCGGCTATCGAAGGTGTAGCCATTGATGTTATCCGTCCGCGCACATGGCAAGAGTGCCGCGACTTCGCAGTATTCTTAGGCGGTCCGAACCCATCCTTGGGCGAAGAGGCTACATATAGTCAGGCACACTATGAGTATGTATGTCAGACATATGGCGACCCAACAGATACGCTAGCGAAGTACGATACTATCTTTGTGGACTCGATTACAGTAGCTGGTCGCTTATGCTTTACGCATTGTCAAAACCAGCCAGAGTGTAAATCAGAGCGAACTGGCAAGCTAGACACTCGCTCTGCATATGGTATGCAAGGCAGAGAGATGATGGGCTGGCTATCTCACCTTCAACATATTCGTGACAAGAATGTTATCTTTGTTGGCATTCTTGACGAGAGAGTTGACGATTACGGGCGGCAGACTTACGAACTTCAGATTGAGGGTTCTAAGACGGGTCGTGAATTGCCTGGAATTGTTGACGAAGTTATCACTATGGCCTTAATGCCAGATGATAGCGGAGCGCCATATCGCGCTTTTGTTTGTCAGACTTTGAACCAGTGGGGTTATCCCGCCAAGGACAGGTCTGGTAGGCTAGACCTTTTAGAAGAGCCACACTTAGGTAAACTTCTGGAAAAAATGTCAGGCGGAAAACCACAGGTTGAACGTCAGATGAATTTTGTAAACCCAAATGAAATTAAAGTAGAGGACGAAACCAATGCTTAATCTAAATGAAGTACCCGTATCAAGCGGAAGCAACGAACCATTACAGCTTATCCCAGATGGCACAGTAGTTCGCGGCGTATTGATGTTCCAAGGCGGCGACCAAATGATGCCAGAGTTTTCACAGAGCGCTATGTTCTTTAAAAAGTCTGCACATACTAGCGCCGTGTGGATGCCAATCGAAATGACCATCGTAGGCGGTCAGTTTGACAAGCGTAAAGTATGGCAGAACATCTTTGTTCATGGCGATGCTATTGATGAAGCTAGCGGCGTGTCAAAGGCACGGTTAATTGGCTTAGACACAATCCGTAAGATTATTAATAGCGGTCACAATCTTACCGCAACGGACATGTCACCAGAAGCTCAGGCCAAGCGTCAAATCAATGGCGTTGAGGAATTACAGGGCTTGGAAGTGTGTTTTGTAATTGGCATTGAAAAGAGCAATGACCCACAATATGCAGACAAGAACCGCATTAAAACTTTCTTGTCACCAGACAGTGGAGACTTTATTGCTTCAAATGGCTCTGGAGCCGCGCCAGCGGCCTCACCATTGTCTCCTATGCCGCCACAGGTGCAACAGGCTATGAACGCACAAATGCCAGCCCAGCAAGCTCAGGCGAGCGTTGCACCAGCTTGGGCACAGAAGTAAGAAATTCAATGCTTCGTTTCCCTAAAGGGTTTCTGGCATTGACTAGGGAAGAGCCTCGTAGTCGCCTGTGCGTACTAGGGCACAATGAGGGGGTTTGGCTCTTCCCGCCAATAATTTTCTGGAAGTTAGGATTACAGCGAAAGCTGTGCATCTCCAGAAACAGGGGTACACATGTACATGGTTTTCCAACGTATCAAACCTAATCATTGTACTCCGCTTATTAAAGGCATACTAACGGCATCCTTAGTTGGTCGTTAGCTGGTTTGGGTGGCACCAGTGCCGTAAAGCCACCCACCTTATTAACGAAAGAAAGGGCAATAAAATGCGTAATGCAAATAAACTTATTAATGAGATTCGTGAAAAGCTAGATGAGCTAGAGTCATTTCTAGAAAATAGCGAAGCATCAAATAAAATTCCTAACAATGCTATGGGTACTTTTAACCTTTTAAAAAGGGGAAAGTTTTCTGTGCTGTCTCTGGCTAAAAAGTTAAAGAAAACAGAAAAAACCATTTACACAGAAATGTCGGTTATTCGTAAAGCTGGTTACGCTCTGGGTAAGGAGTACAACAAGCGCAAGCGTTTACATGAATATCGCTTAGACAAATAATGTTTAAGCATTGGGGCGGGTTTATATAAGCCCGCCCTTTTTTATTAAAAAAAGTAGATTACAATATGGATTATAATAACGATTTTAGCCACGACCTTCTTGTCGGGCAAATAGCCGAACAATTTTTAGGGGCCCTTTTACAGAACAAAAAGATAGAAGTAAAGCATGACATGATAGCCCATACTACAGGCAGAGTGTTTGTTGAATATGCCTGTCGAGGCAGAAACTCCGGCATAACAACAACACAGGCTGATTTTTGGGCTTTTGTGTTGCTTACTGGGGCGGTTATAATAATAGATAAGGATAGACTTGTAGGGCTATGCAACGTAGCCTATCAGGATGGTAAAGTTATAAATGGCGGCGACAGCAATGCTGCCAGTGGGTTTTTAATCACATTGGATGATTTGGTTAGGAGAAAAAAAGATGTTTAAAGAAGGGCCTGGACAGAAGAGACTAAGAGAAGATTCTAGGCGCAAAATGGACGAATGGGACGCGATGATACCTGATGGCGCGTTCCAAGACGCAGAGATTACTGAGAATTTATCTGGCAGACATATAAACAAAACAGAAAGCAACAAGGCGGTGGGCATTAGTTCTTTGGAGCGGTGTCGTGAGAGTTGAAATTGACTTAGTGTTATTTTTTGCTGACAAGACTATGAAGAAAATAAACGGATTTTTAACTGTCAGCGATGCGGCTGATGATGATGATGTATTAGATGAAATGGCTGGGTTTATTGAAAGAGCAACAGAAGAACATATGGCAGAATTTACCACAGGGGTAGCTAACTTAATTTTAAGAGAAGATGAATTGTTTCAGGTTTCATTTGCCAACCCTAAAAAAGAACCTGGGACGGAGGGCAAAAATTTATGCAACATAATAATACCAGACGAGATAATAGTGCACTAAAAGATGTGGTTGATTGTTTCGGTACGATAGGGTGGCACAGAAGATTGTGCGACTTACAAGAGCATGAAGTGTTAGGGCTTATAGCCGTTATACAAAAAGCGAGGGATTTGACAGATGACTATACAGAACAAGGCGCTCTTGAATTTGAACAGAGTGTCACCAATGCTAACGAACCCTTCTTTGATGACGAAATTCCATTCTGACGCAATAGAGCTTATATCCTACGAAATAGACAAAGCAATGTGCCAGCAGAATGACGAGCAGCCAAAGCGAACGTATCTTGGCGGCTCCTCATTGGGTAATGCTTGCGCTCGTCAAGTCCAATATAGGTACATGCAAATAAAACCTGACGAAGACAAAATGTTCCCCGCTCGTACTCTGCGTATATTTGACATGGGGCATTTTATAGAAGACCTGATGGCTAAGTATATTAGAGATGCTGGTTTTGAATTAAAGACGCACGACTCTGACGGCAAGCAGTTCGGGTTTTCCGTAGCTGATGACCAAATAAAAGGTCATATAGATGGGGTATTATGTTCGGGCCCAGTGGCTATGGGATACCCAATGCTATGGGAATGCAAGTCAGCTAACAGCAAAAAGTTTTCTGAATTTGTTCGTAAAGGTGTGGCGGAGGCGAACCCTGTTTACGCCGCACAGATAGCCTTATACCAAGCCTACATGGATTTAAATGAGAACCCAGCGCTGTTTACAGTGCTCAATAAAGATACTAGCGAAATATATTACGAGCTTGTTCCATTTGACAGAGGTCTTGCTCAACGCGTTAGCGACAAGGGCGTGGATATACTAAAGGCAACAAAAGCAAACGAGGTATTGCCTAGAGTGGCTGCTAACTCAGATTATTTTGCTTGCAAATTTTGTGAGTTTCGTCAAACTTGTTGGTCATAGAAAAAGAGGCCGCTCGAAAGCGGCCCCTTTAAGTGAGAACGAAATCAGAAAAAGGAAACAATCAGACTTCAGGATACAATATAATGAGTGTTATACGTTTTGACAATACTAAATCTAGTACCGCGCACGAATTAGTGCAGAAAATAAGTGACGAGGTTCCTCGCTCTGTACAAATAGATATTCTCAGAGAGACATACCCAAACGGCAAAATTCGGGGGCATGATTTCTTTATCGGGTCACTTGGAGGAGAGTCTGGCGAAAGCCTAAAGATTGATATAAACCCTAGCAGTCCACACTTTATGCGTGGTCAGGACTTTAATGGCGGTGATGGCATCGGGGGAATCGTAAAGATTCTAATGGAAGCTCGCGGAATGAGGCTGCCAGAAATTAAAGAAATGTTCGGGTCATATATATCAGAAGATACACGCAGGCCTGTAAGAGAGCCGTCTTGGAAAATGCCTAATGGCGGGCTAAACCTGAACAACTTGCCAACACCTCCTAGCCCTCCAGCTCAGGAAAAGGTTCGTATTGATGCGAACACACAGCATAATGGGCAATGGGATTATATTAGTCGTGACGGCGAAGTATTAGTTACAGTGCGCCGCTACGACATTGATGGCAAGAAAGAGTTTCGCCCGTGGATTCCAGGGGTTGCCTATCCGAAAGCGCCTGATGTTCGCCCGCTATATAATATCCCGAACATTTTGAATGAGCAGCGGGTGGTATGGGTGGAAGGCGAAAAGTGCGCTCAGGCCTTGATTGATGCTGGCATACCAGCTACATGTACTCTGGGCGGCGCAGGGGCGTTAACAAGAAAGAACGCAGAGAAGTTTGACTTCACGCCGTTGCGCGGTAAAGAGCTTCTTATCTGGCCCGATAATGATGACGCTGGACGCAGGCTCGCAGAAATTGTTCGGGAAGTCGCGCTGGATTCTGACGCCGACAGTGTAACCGTACTGCAACCTCCATCTGGCAAACCTCCCAAATGGGACGCCGCAGATGCAATAGAAGAAAGTTTTGATGTTGAAAGGTTCATTGCAAATGGGACTGGTAACACTCGCCGTTCTATCAACCTTCTTAATGATAGTCTTCTTATCTCACGCTTTAGTGGTGCTGCGCCTGTCCAGCAGTTTCTTGTAGACGGTACATTTCCCCTCGGGGTTCCTATTATCTTTGCGGCGGCTGGCGACAGTGGCAAGGGCATGATGACCCTAGACTTAGCCATGAAGGTTGCAGCAGGCAAGCCAGTTCAAAACGCTTTCGGGGGAATTGTTCGGGAGTTTGGGGATGTTGTTATCTTCACAGCAGAAGATGATGAATCGGAGATGCACAGACGTATTGAGCGTCTTGATGAATCGGGCTTGCGCTTTGACTACCCGAACAAATTGCATGTAGTTCCGCTGCCAAACGTAGGCGGTGTGTTTCCTATACTACGAGAGAACATGGGCGACTACAGCGAGACGGATGAGTTCAAGAAGATATACGAGCAAATGCTACAGCTCGACAACCTCAAGCTTATTGTGTTTGACCCGTTAGCATCATTCGTACACGCAGACGTAAACTCAGACCCTGCCGCAGGTGCGGCTTTAACGGGCTTGTTGGCTCGGGTCGCCACAGAAACGGGGGCGGCTGTTATCGTATGTCACCATATGACGAAGGTACAGGGCGACAAGGTTGTGTCAAAGCCAGAAGAGGCACGCAATCTTATTCGGGGTACGTCTGCGCTTGTTGACGGCGTGCGTTGTGCGTTTGCTATCTGGCAGTTAGACGAGAAAACGGCTCGCGGTAGATGCAATGACTTAGGCATAGAATACCAGCGCAACAGATGTTTTGACGGCGCAGTTGTGAAGTCAAACGGACCTGCAAACCGGGATATCCGTAATTTTGTTCGGGATACACTCAGCGGGCTACTGCAAGACAGAACCGAACAAGTTCGCAATTTAGGGCAAAGTAATCAGGCGTCAGCTCGTAAAGAAGCGATGTTCCGTTGGATTCAAGACTGCGAAGCTGGAGGTCGGGCCCTGTGTCAGCAAGGGGGCGCTGATAGCATAATTCAACGATTGACGGACCATGATGCACCTGCCTCCATTCAAAGTATTGGGCAGTGGACAGTTGACCAAATTGTTCGGGATTTGATTTCGGAGCGCCGTATTCAAAAGTTTAGGTTTACTACTACGGGTGGGCAGAAGTGGCTCGGAACCATAAATGGCGTTATGAGCCGTGGTGAATATGAAGCAGTAACAGCGAGGGACAATGTATAAAGCAGATGGATTTGACAAGGCGATAATAGGATATTGCCGCATATGTGGACGCGAGGATGTGCTCGCATATGATTATTGGAAGTGCATTGAAATACTTCAAGAGCGCGATGGCATGACATCAGACGAAGCCGTTGAGTATATGGAGTTCAATGTAATCGGGGCTTATGTTGGCGACCTAACGCCTGCATTTATTTACGAAACGGAGATAGAGGATGAGTAAATCTGCTGCTGATATGACAGTAGAAGAGTTCGCGGAAGAGCTTAAATCTATGCGGGAGAGAACCGTAAATATTACAGGCATTGAACGCGACAAGAACAATCGTTCGTATTTGGGCAAGCAGTCCAATAGAAAAGTATCGGGTGTATTTGCGTCCAAGCAAACAAAGCTTGCGATGAATCGCGGTAATAACGGATTTACGAAGGGAAAATTTTTATGATTGACGAAAAAGACTACGATACCATGAATCGGGCATATTTTCTCGACAAGGCAGAAGAGCTTATTAATGGGCAGCGGGCAAAAGATTACGGTGACGCTAAAGCAAACCACTACCGTATCGCTCAAATGTGGGAGGTTATACTTGGAGTGGAGGTAACACCCGAACAAGTGTGTGCCTGCATGATTGGCCTGAAGCTTGCTCGCCTAGCTAACGACATGCAACAGGACGACACATGGGTGGATATCGCGGGTTATGCCGCGTTGGGCGGGGAGATGTCTCAAGGGTAAAAAAACAGGCGAGTTGTTCGGGGTTGCCCGCTCGCCTGCTTTCCGTAAAGACATTCGTAACTTGTGATATATGCTTAGACATAACATATATTACGGCCTGCCTGAACATCAGACAGAAGGGTATAATATCATGGCGAACAAGACTTACAAGCAAAAACAACAAGAAGAAGAATATAATAAGTGGAAGCGCGAGCAACAACATAAGCTGCATGATTCAGAAGATTTGTTCGGGTTAAAACAGACACATCATACTAGACACGTTAACAAATATTGTTCGGTTTGCGGTAGCCCACAGGCTTGGCGCTCTTCCGACCACGGGACAACATGGCAATGCTGGGCACACGCAAAAGAGTTATAGCAAGGTACGCGCATCGGGATTCGCCTTGCCCATCGGGGTACGAGTCTGGTACATTTCTACACTTTGGCGGTCATCATGGAAGAGGAGGCTACGGTGCGTGGATTCAAGAACCCGAACAATTTTACGATAGTGCAGCGGAACCCGCTCGCCCGAACAATTCGAAGCGCGGGATTCAGGACGCGGGTTGTGAAAAGCAAAAAGGGAAAAGGTTCGTATAAAAGAAAAGGGCGGTTTCAAGACCGCCCCTTTTCGTTTGTGTAATCTTCTTGTATCTTGCCCTGACCATGCAGATAAGTTCCATATGTTCCTGTTCGAGAGCGGTAACGCTGGTCAATCTCTTGACCATATTCCCACTCATCAAACTCTTTATCGAGCAATAAGATTTTTTCCCATGCCATTCCCTCTACCCAATATGTCATGCTGGAAATAATTCCCCCCATCTGTTCTTTTGTTTATCTGTCCAGCCATAACTGTCCATAGCTTGCCGCATGATGCGCTCGGCTGTATCTGTCCATACCAGAGCATTCTGTCGCGCCCATACCCATGCCCATAACTCAGCAGTTAGCCGTGAGCGGCTCTGATACTCGCCAAGGACATGCCCTAACTCATGCAGGGCCGAAACATAGTAGCCTGTATTCTTAGTCGGCCTAATGCAAATTTCTTTTGTTGCAGGACGCGCCCAATAGCGCGGTACTGCATCGTGCATAGATTGATACTTCACCTTAATATCATTCTCAGCGCAAAGCTGTTGAACGTGTAAGGCCATTTCAATTCGTTTTACTGTCATTTTCTTTTCCCTTCAAGAAATATGTTTCTTTATGCTTTACATTACTATTATCATATGTTATCATTGTCAATAATAAAAGTGAAACAAATATCAAAAAGGAAAAGAATGATGTTTAATAAAAAGTTAAAGCACGCCTGTAAGGCTTATGACAAACGCCTGTATCTGGCCTACGGTTCTAACCTTAATGTGCGCCAGATGGCGTACCGCTGCCCTACTGCTAGGCCTGTGGGTGCGGCTATGATTTACGGATGGGAGCTATGCTTTCGCGGCGTAGCTGATATTATTAAGTCTAGCGACCCTAAAATGGTATTGCCTGTGGGTATTTGGGAAATTGAGCCAGCAGATGAATATGCGCTAGATGCATATGAAGGCTACCGACCTGACACTCCTAGTGAAGGGCTGTACGATAAGATTAAGGTGGCTGGTATTATGACCTACCAGATGACGCGCAGAGACATTGCGAAGCCTAGCCAGCAGTATTTTAATACAATTTTAGAGGGCTACCACGATTTTGGTCTAGACACTAACTATTTGCTAGATGCGGCAGGTTGGGCGCAATATGAAGAAGAACAGCGTGATAACGTGTTCGGATTGGAGATTGCATAATGAGGGGGTACAGATGAAACATTTCGATGAACTATTGCTGGAAGGGGGCTATCGAGCCCCCTCACCAGTTTGCAAAGCAGTTTATGAAGATATCAACGTAATGATTAGAAAAGCCAAAGAGGGGCTTTCTGACGCTGAATGGAATGGTGCAGAATATTGGTTGCTAAATAATAAGCGCAACTGGCTAAAGTTTCTGCTCATGGAAAAGCGAAGAGGAGTAGAGCGGTTTATGATTGGTATCGAAGCAATTAAGGGGATTACAAAATGATTTATCGCGGTTTATCTTGGGGATGCCTTTTGTTCGGGTTATTCCTGTTCTGGTCATCTTGGGAAATTGTTCGGTTTCAGCAATCACCTAGCGAAATTATTGCCATGTTGTTTATCGGAATGATGGGTGCTGTAGTCGGCGCTTTTGGATTGTTCGGGTTGTGGGAATGCTGGCAAAAAAGAGGGTGATTTACTTTGGTACTTTGGGTTTGGAAAAACAAAGTAGATTTACCAAAGTTACTAATTGTTTGTTTTCAATGCCTTACAGAGCAACTTTGGTAACTTTGGTTTTAACCCAATATCTCACCAAAGTTAGGTTAAGTAACTGAAAACATTTGTACTTTGGTAACTTTGGTAACTTTGTATATATATATATATATGGGGACATACCAAAGTCCCCCATATATTAGTTAGAAAGGAAGTGGCGATATGCCCAAAGTCGGAGAGAGTTTAACGAAGGAACAAACTGCTGTAGGCATGGAGCGATTAAAGCCTCAACAGCAAAAGTTTTTGGATTTGTATTTTAACGGAGATAAAACTCAAACCGCATCCGCGAGAGAAGCTGGTTACAAAAACCCTGCTGTAGCGGCTGTAAGACTGCTCAGAAACCCCATAGTGCAAGAACGCCTAGAGGAGATGCGCCTAGAGGCTAGAACGAAGTATGGCGTCACTGTAGACAAGTCTGTGCGCGACCTAAAAAAGATGCGAGACGAAGCGTGGGAGATGGGTAAATTTGGCGAAGCAATCCGCGCTGAAGAGCTTAGATTGAAGGCAACAGGGCTACTCGTAAATAAAAGCCATGTAATGCATGAAGATGTAACGCAGATGGGAAGGGAGCAAGTGCTTGAAAAGCTTGCAGAGTTTCAGCGCATGGCAGAGCGTAGGATGAAGAACGTAACGCAAGAACAAGAAGATGTTGTAGAGATAACTGATGATAACGAATAAACCCATAATCGGGCATATAATACCGTTTTCGCGGGGAGACGGGGAACATCGGGCCCAGAATCGGGGTTTTGTTCGGGTAATCGGGCCTCGGGGTGGCTGCCTCGGGGCCTTTTTTGCGTGCAGCGCTCGGTCGGGCCCAAATTGTTCGGGTTATCGGGGCCGGGGCAGCCCGGCGACCCGTAAAATTGTTCGGGTTAGGCCCCGGCAGCCTGGTGAATCGGGGTTCGAGCCAGGCGTGCAGCGCCGGGGAATCACGAGCTCATTAACAATTGTTCTGCTCAGGCCCCCCCGGCTCTCCTGCGGAACAATTGTTCGCCCCCCGCCCCCGGGCTGTCCTGCGGAACAATTGTTCGAGCTGCGCCGGGGAATTAGAAAGTCAGTTCCTGAATCGTCTGCTGCGGGTGTCAAATGTTTGACATAAAAAAGTGCATTTTTTTCTTGATTGTGTGAAAATAGTTTCCTATACTATTATTATAGTGTGAACGAAACCAACTAAACGAGGACGACATGGACTACAAAAGAGAAGAGATTGAAGAGCACTTCGACGATTGGCTAGCCGAAACAATGCAGGCGCAAGGCCATGAGTGGATTAAAGATAACTTAGACGACCTACATCATCACGCTTTCAACACAGACTACTACATTATCGGCACAGAACGCGCCATTAACTGGATGGGCAGTTACGTATTCGACATCATTAACTTTATTAAAGAGTACGAGCAGGACAACTTCGGCGAGGTGTCAACTGACCTTACCTCTCCTGAGCACATCGTTAACATGTACGCTTATATTATTGGCGAAGAAGTCGTAAGTAATTACCGCTGTGAGCAGGAGGCGGCGTGATGAGAAATTACCTAGTTACATTGACTCGCGGCGGGCGGTCTTTCTACGTTACAGCTAGCAGCTCTCGTGCAGCAGAGCAAATTGTTCTGGATTTTGAGCCGTACTACAACCCAGATTGGGGGCTCGTGGTTCGGGATGCCTAGAAATGTTCGGGTCGGCGGCCCGTAATCCGCCGTGTTTCCTCCCAACTGGGCCCGCTTCGGCGGGCCTTTTTTTGCTGCGGGCCAGGGAGGGTGAACAATTGTTCGGGGCCCGGGCAGCACAGCAGTTGGAGCTCGGGACATCGGGGTATCGGGGATTTAGGTAATGGTATTTGTATAGGCTGCTAAACTGTTATTGGTAATGGTATAGGATGGAAAACCCGCCGAAATCCGCTGAAATCCGGCGCGAAAATTAATTTTCAGAAAAATAAAAAAGCCAATGTTTTCAGCAGGATAACCCGTACAATTGTTCTTGTTTGCAACTTGTTTCTTTGATATACTGTGTAGGCTAGGGCTTGCCCTTGCATTGTGAAACGTAAAAAGGAAACAAAAACAATGACTTACTGGAAGCAAGATTACACATTACCAACATTTGGCGCGGAATTAGAATATTATTTTTCTAGCTCAGGGTGTCAGTCAATTCGCAAAGTTGAGGAAACCTTACATCAGGCTGGCTTTACATGGCTACAAGTTAAGCCAGATGGCACTGTTGAGGTAGACGTTGAAATAGTAACCCCTCCATTGCCAGACGTTCCGCAAGTGTGGGCTGATTTATCTGCTATTATGGAAATATGCAAAAGCCTAGGTTTGAAGTATCGCAAGAAATGCGGCTTGCATATCCATATTGGCAAGAAACGCCTAAAGCCAGCCGTTAATATTGACGCATACATTGAGCATGTAAAGCAACGCGCGTCTAGTGTTAGCTTTTTAATGCCTAGCGAAGATTGGTTTGCTGGCGCGGATATGTCACCCAAGCTTGTTAAAGACGTCATAAGACGCTATGCAATGCACCAAAGCGCTATAGACGATTTTATGCCGCTATCGCGTGGGGACAACAGCGCAGGGCGCGAAAACTATATGTTCAGGGGTATGGCAAGAGCGGTGAACGAATTCGCTTCGCGTTTTGAAGCTTGCCAGACTATATCAGATTTGCGCGATTTTAATTCAATAGGGCGTTCTGGCAAATATAACGCTATTAACCTCGAGACATGGAACAAGGGCACTGTTGAATTCCGCCAGCATCCTAGCACGTTATCGTCTGGCAAGGTTAGGAATTGGGTGCGGTTTCTGATTACTCTTATTGAGACATCAGATAGAGAGCGCGTAAACTATGGGCAAGTGATTGCCAGCCAGCCAGCACCCGTTGAAACTGAAACCACCTATCAAACGCCTGAGTGTCCTTATCGTCATTCAAGCAATATTGGCATGTTATACCGCTCTTGCCGCATTGAGGGGGGCGCAACGGTACGCCAGCTAATGAATATCACTGGCATGGGTGCTGATAATATCCGCGCCCGCATTTCTGAGATTAGAAACGCGATAGGGCAAGACGCTGTTCTAACTTATACGCAACAACAATACAATCACCGCTACGGCGCGTCTGGTGGTAGCCATGACCTAGGCGGCTATGAGATACTGCAAGAGGTAACAAGGCGCGAGATAGCCCCTCAAAACGCTGTAGAGGGTGATTTATTGCCTAGCGATATAATAGGTAGCGATAGCATATGGCACGGCCTACCATATGATATCGTTCAATATTTTCAGTCAGGACGCGTAACATCAACGCGCCTATAGGCTAACCCCAATGCTAAGAATAGCCCCCGAGAGGGGCTATTTTTTTGTCTTGTCAAGCCAAACATTTGACAGCTAATGCGCCAGATTATTGACATGTGCAGCCAGGGTGTCAAAAAATTGACGCGGCTTGCAGGCAATAAAAAGTGTAATGTTTACAGCGTTTTACAGGTACCCTAGGCCCTATTCTGAAAATCCAACGGGTCAAATTATTGACGCCGCACCCCCCATTTAGGGGGTTGACTGTCAAAAAATTGACGCGCCCTGTTTTCCACTAACAATCGTCAACTTTTTGACGTTACCTCTTGACTATGTGAAATAAATTTCCTAGTATAATAGAAACAACAGGTCATGGAGGGCAAGATGACTAAGTATAAGATTACTGCCGGAGAAGAGTTCTCCTGGGAGGCGCACACGGACGATGGTTTCGTTGACGGTTTGCGTAAGTATTCAAGGTATCCAAGTGATGACAATGTTAGGATGATGCGGACGATGGCAGCTAGCTTCTGCGATTGGACGGGCAAATCGTTTCGCTTTTCTAGCGTGGATGATTTTGTTTCTGATTGCGTTCAGCATGGCGTTATGGAGGTTTCTGATGCAGAACGGACGCGGTAAGAGCAAGTATTCATCGTGGACGCCGGATGATTTAACTAATTTCCGTAAGGACGCGGGCCTTAGTCGCCGTGAGGTAGCGGAGAGCTTGGGTGTTTCGTACAGAATGTACTGCTATTATGAAAGTGGGCACACAAAAATAGACTTGCCGCTTGAGTATGCTGTGCGATGGTTGACCAGACCAAAAGAAAATAAACCTGTGGTTGAGAACAAAGGCCAAGGTACCCTGACCCCGTTTCAAAAAGAGCGGATAGACCGCTTGTTGAATGGAATTCGTGCATACCCCATAGGCGATATGGATGAGAAGGGGCAGAAAATTTTATCACAATGCGTTGACGAGATTTCAACCTTGGTCGAGGTGGTTGCCTGATAGGTGATTTTAGCATATGATTGTCGTGTCAAATTAATTTGAGGCAGGCAAATGATGCAAAATAACTTAATGGGTGGCGGGATGGCAGGTCCAACTACTGCTCCCGCCAACCCCACAGGTTTAAATTTCCAAAGCGACCCATCTATGAGAGCTCAGTTCAAGGGCTTTATGTCAGGGATGCAGGCTAAGCAGCCTGCTCCTATGGCTCCTTCTCCTATGCAGGCTCCTTTGCCGATGCCTGCGGCTATGCAGAATGTGGACATTTTTCAGCCGCAACCGATGCAGATGCAGATGGGCGGTGCTGTACCGCGTCAGGCGATGATGGGTGGTATGCCGCACATGCTTTCTTACATTACTCCCGGTGAAGCTGCTGCGCTTAGCGCGATGGGCGGCACTGGTCAGCGTGGCCCTGGCGGTGTTCCGTCATTTAGTTATGAAGATGAAGCTTTTGGCGGGGCAAGTTCATCTGCGGGTTTTGGTGGCAGCACTAATTTCAGCTCTGGTGGGTATGAGGACGCGGCTTTTGGCGGTTCTGACAACGAGGGTAATGTATTTTACGACACGCTTGGTAATACTACAAACTTTAAAACTACAACACCTGACACATCATTATCTGCTGACAGAGCGGCTACGCAGGATGCTTTGTCTACAATGTTGGCGGCTGAAGCTTTACAGCAAGACCGTGATAAGCAAGAGGCTTTGGCTAAAGAAATTACGGCTCTTGGTGGTGCTGCTGACATTACCGAGGGTTTTGGCCCGATGAGTCAGGTTATTGGCGCGTCTCAAATGCCGATGGACCCGACAGAGTTTGCCAGAGGCAATGTTAAGTCTATTCGTGATTCGATAGATTCTCTTGCTCAAGCGGACCTATTAAACGAAGTAGTTGGTACAGACTACAGTGACCCGACTTTAGCGCCGACAAATGCGCGGACTGTTGACATTGCTGGTCCTTTATCGCGTCCTAGCACGTTAGTTGATTATTCTGACCCAACACAGGCTTCTAAATTTGTAGACATTACAGGTCCTGCTTCTCGCCCTAATTACGTTGCTCCAAACATCCCTACTATGACTCCTGACGAGCGCAGAGAGATGGAGCTTGACGAGCTTGGGATATCAGGCAACACAATTGGCGGCGTTGACCAAGTTGGCGTTACTGTAGGCGCACCTAGTGTTGGCCCGCAGCCTGGCAATTTAGGCGCTTTGGGCGAGGGTTCATTCCCCTCAGCTCCTAATGTGCCCACCTCAGACGGCATTGTACGCACAGAAGCTGGGTCTACTAATAGAATAGCTGATTCCGGGCTTGGTACTGGAGAAATTACCGATGCGGCTGGCTCTCGTCAGCCCGAGGACCGTCAAGGTTTCTTTACGACTTTGCTTGACACTATGACAGGCAGGGAGTTTCCTACTGACTTGCAAAAAGAGCAGAATATTGTTGATGCCAATAACCGCCGCACCACCATTACGGGCGATGAGCGGCGTCAGGATATGAGCGCACTTGACCAGTTAGCAAAACGTGCTGGTCAAGAAGGCAGTGGTATTCTTGGCGCGTTTACAAATTTTGGCGCTAAAAATGCTGCTAAGATGTACAATGACATTGTGAACAACGGCTATGAGCCTGTTTATGATAACAAAGGTCAAATTGTAGCCACAAAAGTTCCTGGTACGAACATTCTAGGCAGTGGTTCTGTAGAGGGTCGTATTCCTGGTGCCAATACAGGCGGAGGTGGCGGTGGTTCATCGCGCCCGGCCCCAGCCCCGCAACCTTCTGTTGCTGATTTAGTTGCGGCAGAGATGGCGAAGTTACAGCCAGCGGCTCCGGCACCGACTCAAACTGCGCCGACACCTATAATCCCTGCTGCTGTAAATGCAGGGCCTCGCGCTCCGGCTACTGGCGGGAGTCCTCTAGGGTTCGGTTATGGTCAGTTGCGTAGAATTCCGGGGATATCTTCTAACCTAAACACGGCTGCGGATGATTTCTTAAATCTTCTTGGCGGTTCTAACGTGCAGAATTTTGCTAGAGGCGGTAATGTCTCTAACGATTTGGATGCATTTGGTGGCGCTGGACCTGATGTGGGGTTTGAGGGTAGCGGCAGAGGCACTTTCTCTGGCGGCTCTTATTCTGAGAACCCTTTTGACAGTAGCGATGACGACAATGTGGCACCAACAGTAGCCCCTGGCAGTTTTATAACCAATCAATCGCCTCAAGACGATGGGTATAATATTAATACCACTCAAGCTAACCAGATGAACCAGCAGGCGAACAGAGACAAGGTTGCTAGAGACATTGCGATGGATGAGCAGCGTAGGTCTATGGAAGCCGCGCAAAGAAATCAAAGCCTTAAAGCCAGCATTGACCGTTTGAATCAATTGCAGGCGCAAGTTAATGCGCCTCAGCAGGGGATTATGAGCGCCGCTGCTGATTTGTTGGGCTTTGGCGGACAGCAAAACTTGTTAAGCGCTGACTTGGCTCAAGGTGGAGTATCACCGCAGAATATGACGCCTAATACATCTGTCATGGGTTACAACGACCCAACTGGTCAGGTACAGAATCAGACTGGCGCTGCGAATCAAAGCATATATCAAACCGCTGACCCAGCTCAAGCTGGCATTGCTGGAACAATGAATGTTCCTACATCTCGAGATACTGGCTTTTTTGATGCCTTGTCTGGCATGGCGAGCAACTTGCCTAGCCTTTCGCAAATAGGCAACCGCATTATGGGCACAAGGCCTGACTACGACATGAGTAGGATGAATTCTCAATAGGCGATGAACAAGCCATTTGATATACCTCTTGAGTATCTTACTGACGATGAAATAGCAGAGCTTAGTAAGGTAGTAGGGCGCTTAGATGAGGTATCTAAAAGGGATGAGTCGCAGGGCGACTTTATGTCCTTCGTAAAAAATGTTTGGCCTACCTTTGTTGAGGGCAACCACCACAAGATTTACGCGGATAAGCTTCAGAAGGTTGCTGAAGGTAAAATCAAGCGTTTAATCGTAAATATGCCGCCCAGACATACAAAGTCTGAGTTTGCTTCGTATTTGTTTCCCTCATGGTTGATGGGCCGAAAGCCCGATACCAAGATTATTCAAGCCACACATACGGCTGAGTTGGCTGTGGGCTTTGGTCGTAAGGTCAAGAACCTTATTGACAGCGAGATATATAGAGATGTTTTTCCTGATTTAGCTTTAGCGTCTGACGCGAAGGCTTCAGGACGTTGGAGTACGAGTAAAGGCGGAGAGTATTATGCCGTTGGTGTTGGTGGTGCGCTTGCTGGTCGTGGTGCTGATTTGTGTATTATTGATGACCCTGTTTCTGAACAGGATGCGTTATCACCCACAGCACTTGATAATATTTACGAGTGGTACACTTCAGGCCCCCGACAGCGCCTCCAGCCGGGAGGCTCAATAATTATCGTTATGACGCGGTGGAGTATCCGTGACTTGACGGCGAAGGTTTTGCAAAAGCAGGCAGAGGGTGGTGCTGACCAGTGGGAGGTCGTAGAGTTTCCGGCTATTTTCCCGAAAAATGACAAGGTTTTATGGCCTGAATATTGGAAGAAAGAGGAATTAGAGGCTGTAAAGGCTTCTATTCCTGTTGCTAAATGGAACGCGCAGTATTTGCAGAATCCGACTGCTGAAGAAGGTGCGATTATCAAAAGGGAATGGTGGAATGTATGGGATAGCGATAGCCCGCCAGCTTGCTCCTACATCATACAATCATACGACACCGCTTTTTCTCAGTCGGAGAGAGCGGACTATTCTGCTATTACTACTTGGGGCATTTTTGAACCTGTGGATGGAGATGGGGAAGCCATCATCTTACTTGACGCGCAACGAGGTAGATGGGATTTTCCAGAGCTCAAAGAGCAAGCGCTCGATTTGTACGATGAATTTGACCCCGACATGGTTCTGGTCGAGCAGAAAGCTTCCGGCACCCCTTTGACGCAAGAGCTTAGAAGAATGGGCATCCCTGTAACACCATTTACACCTTCTAGGGGGGCGGATAAATTTACTCGTATGAATGCCTGTGCTCCTGTGTTTGAATCTGGTATGGTGTATAGACCTGACATGAATTTTGCTGAAGAAGTGGTCGAGGAATGTGCGGCATTTCCTAATGGCGAACATGATGACTTGGCGGATTCGATGACACAGGCTATACTGAGGTTCAGGCAGGGTGGGTTTATTGTTACCCCCTCTGATTATGACGAAGATGAATACAGAGATTATCGTAGAAAGCGGGAGTATTATTAATGGCTCATTGCAATTCAAGCCCCAAGAAGATGAAGGATGGCGGCCCTGCTGCGCCTATCATGTCTGATGAAGTAAAAGAAATTCGCAAGAAGAAGCGTAAAGAGCGTAACGCAAGTCGTGAGCAAACTACGATGCCTTCAAAGAAGATGCGCGAAGATATGGCTAAGGGCTATAAAAATGGTGGCTGCGTGATGTCTGGTCGCGGCGGTAAATTCAAGGGGATTTCGTAATGAACAAAAAAGTTCCTTCAAAATTTAAAGGATTTTCTAAGCTTCCTGAAAAAGTGCAGGAAAAGATAGACCCCAAACTAGCTCAAGAGTATGAGTATGGCGGTTCTGTAATGAAAATGAAAGATGGCGGTTCCGCTTGTCGTGGCATGGGCGCTGCGATGCGTGGCGGTAAATACACAGGTTGTAAGTAATGGACAAGATTGACGGCCTTACATTAAAGCAGATTATGGTTAAAGGTACGACACAGGGCGTGTCGAGCCTTACCAATGCTCAGTACGATGCTTTTAACAAAGGCACCGCGAACATTAAGGCTGGCGTTCCTAACTTTAGCAAGAAGCCGCGCAAATATGCGTCTGGCGGCGCGGTTCGTGGTTATGGTGCTGCGACCTCTGGCACAAAGTTTAAGGGGATTTTCTGATGTCTGTCATCCGCATTGAAATCGACATGAATAGCATCGAGGACATGATTCCCGGATACGGCGATGGGGATGATGACAACTTCGTGTGTCCTGTTTCTACGCAGGATGAGAATATAAACGAAGAAAACAAACAGGCTGCTGTAGACGAGTATTCTTATGGGCCAACAACTGCGACTTGGGAAAACAAGAATGCGCGTTGTGGCACTTGTCAGTATTTTAACTTACAGTCATCTATGTTGAATTGCATTTCAGAGGGCCTAGGGTTAGAAGAGGGTATAGGTTATTGCGATAAGCTGCACTTTGCCTGCTCTATGGAGAAAGTTTGTAATTTGTGGGAGCTGGGCGTTCCTAAAACAGATGGTGATTTAGATGACTATCCTTCAGATATGGGGAACCAGAAGGACATTATGTAATGGACGCAAAAGACCGTATTTTAGAGCCATTTGACTTTAAAAAGTCACCTAGCATGAGCAGCCAAATGTTTGAGGCTGCTCCTGGTGTTTTTGGCGACAAAGACGGCGTTGGTCCCTTGCAGTCTGTAAACAGGGTTATGATTGGCGGTCCTGTTGATATTTTTGACTTTATTGGTCGCGCTGGAGAATCTGGGCTTCGCGGCGCAGCGGAGGTGGCTGGCGGTACCTATGAGGCATTAGGCGGTGGGCAAGGTATGTCGAGGCGGTTAACGCGAGACATTTACGGGTTGGGTCAGATTGGTGGATTAATGGCAGGGGCAAGCCCTTCGTCCCTGTCTAGCGCGAGGGTACCCTCCACTCGCCGCGCTGCCCCATCTGACTCAACACCTTCTGAAGGTATTATGAAGGCGTTAGAGGGCCCACCAAAACCTGCTGGTTTACTGCCTTCTCCAAAGCCCAGGAAGGCTTTAGAGGGTGAGATTGTATCAGGGCCTTCGGATAACTTTCTCCAAGCTCAAGCCAAAAGAGACAAAGCAATTTCCAATCAGGGCAAGGATGTCTATCAGGAGGAGATGGATTATCTTGGCTTAGAAGACTCTTTTCAGACAATTAAGGTAGATATTGAGGACGGTCTGGAAGGCGCTGTTGGCAGAGGCTTTGAGCCTGTAGATGCAGATGGTTTCTTTGATACATTTCAAGACCGCGTTATGTATGAGCGCATGAAGGCTGAAGGTCGCGGAGAAACTCCGAATATGGGTGAGATTATTGCCAAAGAGCTTCCTGAAACAATAAATGATTTTGAACGCAGTTTTGGTTTGTTTGTAGACCCTACTGATATGGTAAACAAGATTGCTAAAACTGCCGATGATGCTTATGATTTCGGCGTAAGAAACGCCAAGAAGCGTATGGATGACGCTGAAGCCAACAGAAGAGATTTAGAGGCCCAGAGAAATGTAGCGCGTGCTAGAAACGAGCAGCGCGAATACTACAGGGGCATGGGCATTACTGACGATATGACAGATGACCAAATAAGAGATATGCTGTACGAGCGTCAAACGGGTATGCAGCGTGATTTGGCAGGGGCAGGTATACCAGAGCCAAAGCAACAAAAACCCAATCTGCGCGTTGTGATTGATAATGAGGACTTAGACTAATGGCAGTTGAAAAAGGCATAGGTTCAGGCGGCGACAATGTAGTGCCGATGAATCCGCAAGAGCAGGCTGAAATTGATGTCATAGAAATGGCAGCCGAGCCGGGCCAGGTTTCTATGGAGGATGGCTCTGTTATTGTTGGTGACATATCAGAAGATATGATGATGACAGAGGTTCCTTTAGAGATACCTTTTGGTGATAACTTGGTCGAATATATGGA